AAAGCATTCCCTGCTTTTGACATAGACACTCGCAAGACATTTGCTTGGCCTAGTGGTCACGAAAAGGCAGGTCAGCCGCTCTTCTTCCGAAAGTTCGTTCCAGCGCGGTTGACAGATAATCCCCACCTCATGGCTGACGGTCAATACGAGGCTATGTTGCGTTCGCTCCCAGATGTCGAACGGAAGAGACTTCTCGAAGGGGATTGGGATGTGGCAGAGGGAGCAGCCTTTCCTGAGTTCTCACGAGTGAAACATGTGGTCGAACATTTTGACATTCCCACGAACTGGCCCCGCATACGAGCCGCCGACTACGGGTACTCCGCGCCGTCTTGTGTACTATGGGGTGCGATTGACTGGGATAATAATATTTGGGTTTATCGTGAATTATACGCTAAACACTTGACAGCCGAGCAATTAGCTGATAGAATACTAGAAGCAGAACAACTTGACCCGTTACCTCACTATACCGTACTCGATTCCTCTTGCTGGAACAAGACCGGATTCGGGCCATCCATAGCAGAGGTGATGATGCGGCAGGGAGTTCGCTGGACTCCATCAGACCGCAACCGTGTTCAGGGAAAGATGGAGATACATCGTCGTCTGGCAGATGACCCATACTCACAGGAACCACGCATACGTTTCTTTTCATCCTGCCAGAACATCGTGAAACAAATAGCCGGTATACCCCTCTCCAAAACAAACAGCGAAGACGTAGATACCAAAGCTGAAGATCACGCATACGACGCACTTCGATACATGCTGATGACACGAATGAGCGGATACGCTTCGATACACCAGCAACTAGGCGCAATCAAGAACCACGTACACAAGGTTCAAGATGAAGTATTTGGATACTAGATGGAAACTCAAGAATTTAAAGCGTTAGTTGAGTCAGGCCAATTAACAATTGGTCAAGCGTTAGACCACGCTATATCCATGCCTAAATCTGGTAAGACAATACCAGACTTGCAAAAGGCTATCCAAGCTGGGAAGTTAGGCGATACTACCCTTGACACACCACTAGCAGAAGCGTTTAAAAGTGAAAGTTTTCTTTCTAATGTTGACACCCCAAAAGCAAATTATTACGTTAGTGTTCAGGGATTTGAAAACGCTTTAAAAACAGCATTTGTACGTGCAAAGATTCCCTATTTATCTACACTAGGTCTTGAAACAGAGTTGGCTGGTTCAAGTGGGTTGCTACAAACTGGAGGATATTCAGAGGGGCAACTAAGACGAACTAGAGAGATGCAGGGTTTGATTCCTTCTGCAGACTTAGATGCGGCGTATGCAGATGCTTTCACTAACATGAGTGCAAAAGGATCAAATGTATCAGATGATACAAAAAGATTTTTATTCTTTCATAAAAACACAGTTGTTCGCGTAGAAACAGTTTTAGGATCAACAGCTACTAAAACTGCACCTGCAAAACCCCCTATGACTCTTGCAGATGTAATTATAAGTTCTGATCCAGATACAGGCGAACCAACTGTAACACTGAAAGGCGAGAGCAGAGTAAATAAAACTCGCTTGCCCGTTACTTACAAGGGTACTATGGCTGCTTTATTAAAAGAGCAGTTTGATATAGCGCGAACAAGGGGTGGCAGCAAAGATTTAAAAGATATAAAACTATTTGATACCACAAAAGTAAAAACGGATGCTGCTCATAACAAATACATTAAGCCTATTGTAGAAGAAAGATTTCCAACACAGATACCCATTGACCCAAAATCAGGGGCTTCTGGCTGGCGACCTACAGACATAAGATCAGCAGTTCAAGACCAATTAGAAAAAGAGTTTCGCATTGATCCTGCTTTAGCGGAAGACTACGCAGGTCACAAAGTAAAAGATGCCTACAAATCATCAGGAGCAAATCCGTCTACTATCGGAGAAATTTCTGAAAACTTAGTTAGGCAATCTGCAAAAAATTTAGGAGTAGGAACAACTAACAGTGTTGTTGTAAGTAAGTTTGGGCTAACATCTCCTGCACTAAGCGCAGAAAACGTTTCTTCTTTTCCTGCTTTAGCTGAAAACTATAGAGGAGTAGGCCAGACCTTACAAGCTTCTACAGTTCTAAGTGAAGCGCAAAAAGCTGAGATAGATTCTGCTGCATTTTTATCTTCTGAAAAACAAACTGCTGAAGCACTAAAAATTCAAGCCGATAACATAAGACAACAACAAAATTTAGATGTAAAAGGCGCAAAAGAAGGATTTGAAAGGCAGCAAGAAGTTGCAGGTATAAAGAAACAACTTAAACAAGAAAAGATTGTTGCATCCGGCGAAGACTTCATAGCCAAAGCCTTGAAGATGGCAAAGCCACTCAAAGTAGTTGTTCCTCCTCTTGCAGTTGCTGCAGGTGTGCTTGCTGCAAAAGACACGTATGCTAGCACAAGGGACCAGCTTACTGATTTAGGATTACCAAAACCACTTGCACAAGCTGGTGGAGCTTTAGCAGGAGCCACAGAGTTTCTACCAGTTGCTCCCAGTGATGTTGTTTCAGTCGCACGATCAATTCCAGAACAACCTAGCATGATGCAATCTATGCAAGCTAGAGGACAACAGGTTCAAGATATAGGCGATGAGTTCGGTAACCTTGATCAGCAGGGACAACCAGTGCCTTCCGCTCCTGTAAACATACCCGATCCCGTTCCGACCCAGCAGGGAATGCTGGCTGCAGGTGGAGCAAAGCAAAGAGTTAACCAAGCAAGAAGTGCCGCGCTTGCTGGTGAAGAAACATCAATGAGCGGTTCCTTTCTAAATTAACCCATAGGGGAGACAAACCTATGCCTGACAATAATTACAACTACGGTGCAGCATATGTAATGAACTCTGACAAGGTCAGCGTCGATACAGATGAGGGTGCATCAAAGCTTTACCGTGAAGGTCTAGAGTTTCCAACTCGTGTACAGACAGGCCCGATCACAGAAGATATGCCAAAGAAGCAAACTAAGCCCACAGTAGAAGCTTCATTCCACAAGATGGCAGACGACAGAAACTACTTTAGCTAGGACTTCAAATGTCTGATAATTTCCTACAACCCCCAGACGATAGTGAAGTTGTAGTCGTAGCCCCCGAAGAGGAGATGCCCGGTCTTGCCGCGCACATCCGAAAGAAGTTCCAAGACTCTGAAAATGGTCGCTTTGCTTACGAGCAACGTTGGCTAAAAGCGTTTAAGAACTTTCGTGGTATTTACGATTCAACTACCCAGTATCGTGACAGTGAAAAGTCGAAGGTATTCATTAAGATTACCAAGACAAAGGTGCTTGCTGCTTACGGACAGATTATTGACATCCTGTTCGCAAACAAAAAGTTTCCGTTGGTTGTAGAGCCAACTCCTGTCCCCGAAGGTATTGCAGAGTTTGCCCACATGCAAACCCCGCTTGATGAGATCATCGATCCCTACGGATTTGAGGGAGACGGAAGAACCCTAGAGCCGGGGGCATTAGAAGCTTCCCCACCTAGCGGGGACTTCTTAGGGGGATTAAAAGACAGGTACAACGGTGCGCCTCTTACAGAAGGACCAGCTTTAGCTGGAGAGCCACAAATTTCTCCCGCACAAAAAGCTGCTCTGAACATGGAGAAGGTCATTCACGACCAGCTTCTTGACACAAGTGCAGTCAATGTATTTAGAAGTGCTATCTTTGAAGCATCTCTTTTAGGAACGGGGGTCGTAAAAGGTCCGTTTAACTTTACTAAAAGAGTACACCAATGGGAGCGAGACGACGAAGGTTCTCGTGTGTATGCCCCCTACGAAAGAATTGTTCCGCGTATGGAACATGTTTCTGCTTGGGACTTTCATCCTGATCCAGCAGCAACGAGCATAGACGATTGTGAGTACGTCATACAGCGACATCGTATGAATCGATTGCAGCTTCGTAATCTTATCAATCATCCGTATTTCTACAAGGATGCTATTGAAGAAGTTATTGCAAAGGGATCAAACTACGAAGACAAGTATTACGAAGATACTATTCGTGAAGATGAAACAGAAGCGTACTATCAAGAGAACAGGTTTGAGGTTCTTGAATATTGGGGTGTTCTTGACGCTAAGTTTGCACAGGAAGTTGGAATGGATATTCCTGATGGCTTAGACCCCATCGACCAACTACAGGTAAATGTGTGGGTATGTGGTAACTTTGTTCTTCGTTGTGTCCTAAATCCGTTTACACCAGCCCGTATTCCCTATCAAGTCTTTCCATACGAAATCAACCCCTATCAAATATGGGGCGTTGGCGTAGCGGAAAACATGGAAGATGCACAGATGCTGATGAACGGTCACGTTCGTATGGCAATTGATAACCTAGCCCTAGCTGGCAACCTTGTCTTTGACGTAGATGAAGCCAGTCTGGTTCCCGGACAGAACATGGACATCTTCCCCGGAAAGATATTCCGTCGTCAGTCAGGAGTAACCGGAACAGCCATCAACGGCCTCAAGTTCCCTAACACAGCACCTGAAAACATTCAGATGTACCAGATTAGCCGACAGCTTGCAGATGAAGAGACAGGTCTTCCGTCAATCATGCACGGTCAAACTGGAGTAACAGGAACAGGTCGTACAGCATCAGGACTGTCCATGCTATTAGGTGGAGCAAGTCTATCACTCAAGACTGTAATCAAAAACATCGATGACTCACTGTTAAAGCCTCTTGGAGAAGCGTACTTCCAGTGGAACATGCAGTTCAACGATGACGCTCCTGATATTGAGGGTGACCTAGAGATTAAACCACGCGGCGTAGCTGCCGTTATGCAAAAAGAAGTTCGTAGTCAAAGACTGACTACCCTGCTGCAGACTGTATCCAACCCAATGTTAGCACCATTTATCAAAATACCAAACCTCATGCGGGAGCTTGCTATTGCACAGGACATCGATCCTGACAGTTTGGTAAACGACGTAAACGAGGCACAGATATTTGCAGAGATGTTGAAAGGATTAGCAGCTAATGCTCAACAAGGAACAGGCCCGGAAGGTCAGCCCACTGGTGACCAACAAGCAAGCATGGGACAGTCTGGAGACGTACCTGCAGGAGCAAATCCAGATGACGCTTCGGGCGTTGGTGGGGGCCAGATCGGAACTGGAACTGTTCCGGCTGCAGGGGAAGATAACTTCACTGGAAATGCTTAAGGGATTAAAGTCTGATTACGAATCGTTCGTAAACTCAAAGGAAAACTAAATGAGCCTAAGTTCACTAGGAATGCGATTACTACCCGGAGTAGCTGTAAGAACAGTAGCGGGTGGGTTTGCGCCTAAACCTAGTGGAATTAGACAAGATGCAATACAGCAGTCAGTTGGAACTGGAAGAGCAAGGGGTACAGGGCCAGTTGGATCGACAGTAAGCGGGGGAGATGATAATGATCGGCAGATAACTCCTGAAGAGTACCAAAGACAAGTTGAATATTTTGCAAACAACAAGTTTGCAGGATCGTACAGCCCGGATAAGGAATACCCAGACACACTCGCAGGATATCTGCAAAAATCGCTAGACTACGCTTTAGCTCCTCACGTAGAGTTTAACAAGCTAACTCAAACGTATCGTGCTACAGGCCCGGGGGGAGCAGTAGAATCCATGATGGGGCCACTTGCTGCATTCGCGGCTTTGGGTCAAAAAGCAAACATAGCAAACTTAGAAAGATTACAGGGCAAGGTTGATGCGGGAGAAAAAGGATACGGCGTAGGTTTACTAGACAATCAAATAGTGGGTACAAGTCCACTTCCTGAATTTATGCAGGGTACTATGTTTGATCCCGGTTACGGTACATTTTCAGGAATGGTACCGGGAACTCCCAGAGGGATTAGCGAAGCTCAACACTTAAGAAATCTACAAACTGCTCTAACAAATGCCGCTACGCCGTTGGGTTATGATGCTGATGAGATTTACGGCCCAGATCGAAGCATACCTGATGTAACTTCTGCGTACAATTTGCTTACTTATGGAGCATCAGAGGGTGCTGATTTTGGTACCATTCCCGGCGGGGGTTCTGTTGTAACAAGTCTTGTCCCTAATCCGTTAGGGCCGGGGTACGCAGACATAAAAGCCCCTGTAACAAGTGGGGGATACAGGGGTATACCTAAAAGTTACGTAACTACCGGACTTTCTGGAGTTTCAGGAACAGACCTGTACAACGCTCCCCCAGCCGGACCTGCCACTATAGCAGACAGTGGTGCTATGTCTCCAGAAGATATAGCTAATACGTTTGGCGGCGATGACGGCGGCGGCTATGACACAAGTGGCGGTGACGATACTGGAAGTAGTGGTCCCGGTTCGGGCGAGGGTTCTGATCCTGATGATGATGGTGATACCGGCTTCGGCGGCGGGTATAGTGATGATACGTTTGGTTATTCAGGGGGTTTTGATTTATCTATAGGCGGTCGAGTCGGTATGCGAAACGGCGGGGAAGCATCCCCACAGATGGGCTTCGTTAACAAAGACCCACGCACCGTATCTGACAGTCAGGGCATAGCAGACAACAGGTATACTTCTGTACCACAGGGTTCGTTTGTAATGAATCAACCTGCAAACGAAATGTACAAGGATGATTTAGACGTAGTTCTTGGGGACGCTGAAAAACGAGCAGGATCACCCCAGAACGACGGAAACATGGTAGACGTAGCTCTATCCGACGGTGAACGCCTGATACGTCCTGAAGTTGTGGACTTTGTAGAGAAGAAGTACGGCGGCGGGTTTCTTGACAATATCAACAATACGGGCAAGCCTGAAGTGCAACGCCGTCAAGTTAAGTACGGAGCTAAGATAGGCGCAGCAGACGGTGGATTTTTAGCCGATCAAGGTATGGAAGCAAAAGATGTAGGTAAAGATGTTCCTCTGGAAGATTACCAACCTATATCCGAAGAGTTAAGAGCAAAGCTAACTAAGTTTGCAGCTAAGAAACCTAAAAGAGGCGACATCAGGGACTTTATTAAGAGTTTACCCCCCGAAGAAAAGCTTACAGTTTTATTCTTAACTGAAACACAGTCTACTACAGACCCTATCGAAAGCATGGAAGCAATTGGCGAAGTAGTAAACAACCGTATAAACTCTAATTATTATGATTTTAAAAACATAAAGACTTTGGATGATGCTCTACTAAAACAAACCAAACGGGGAGCATTTCAGTTTTCAGGGTTAGAACCTTCTACATTTTTTGAACGAGCTAAAGAAGTAAAAGGTGGTACAGCAAGCAAAGGTTTAGCTAAAGCATATGCTGCAGCCCAAAATGTTTTAGACCCCGAAACAGAGGGAGCTAACAGATTAGACCCTAACACATTATTCTACACGCGCAAAGATGCCCCTAGCCAGTGGATGCGTGAGTCTAAAGATTTAGAATTTTCTACGGAACTGGGTGGACACGAGTTTTATCGTACGTTCGCATCACCAGAATTTCCGTAAGAAGAATCCGTCAGCTACCCGCACAGCGGCCCTGACACAACCGACGCGGCTACCCACAGCCATGTGGCCCCGCAAGATGAGGTAAATACAATGGCAAAACAAGTACGCGGCATTCGTGCCAACAAACCAAACGACTCTTTCGGAACCATAAATAGCGACAGCTTATACAAAGGCAACTATCGATCAGAAGTCTACGAAGACGAAGAAGATACCCCTGAAGTAGAAGCAAGCGAAGAACCCGAATCTACAGAAACAAAAGACCCAAGCTTTGTAGAGGCAAAACAAGAATCGCCAAATCACGACTACAAGAAACGGTACGACGATTTAAAGCGACACTACGATACAAAACTTGCACAATTTGAATCTGAAAAGCAGCAATTGCAACAGGCATCACAGGCATCTAATGTCCCAATGCCCAAGACAGTTGAAGAGTTGGAAAAGTTTCGTGAAGAGTATCCTGATGTATACGGAGTTGTTGAGACTGTAGCGGCTATGCAAGCCGAAGAAAGAACTAAACACCTACAGTCAGAACTACTTGAGATTCAGGAACGCGAAAAGGAAACTGTGGTTCAAAGTGCATACCGCGAACTAATGAACAATCATCCAGATTTCATGGAAATCAAAGAGGATGAAGCGTTCTTAACGTGGCTTGGCGAACAGCCTGAATCTATTTCAGACGGTATTTACAAAAACAATACCGATGCTCGTTGGGCTTCAAGAGTACTTGATCTGTACAAAGCAGATGTTGGTATCTCTAAAAAGAAGAAGACCAAATCTAATGAAGCGGCAGCAGCCGTAGTAAAGTCCTCTAAAGCTAAAGACGTTGTGTCGGAAGCAGGGGGCGGTGAAAAGAAGATTTGGAAAGCTTCACAAATCGCCAAGATGCGTCCGTGGGAGTTCGAGAAGATGGAAGCTGAACTCGACCTAGCACGGCAAGAAGGGCGAATCGACTTAAACTCCTAAAACCTCAAAAATAGAGAAGGAATAGAACATGGCGTTCACTACCTCTTCTGGATATGGAAACTTACCTTCCGGTAATTTTGCACCAGAAATCTTTAGCCAAAAAGTTCTCAAATTCTTTCGTCGCGCTTCGGTTGTTGAAGACATCACGAACACAGATTACGCTGGCGAAATTGAAAACTTTGGCGATACAGTCCGTATCATTAAAGAGCCGACTGTAACAGTATCCGCTTACCAGCGGGGTTCTGTTGTAAACCCACAAGACTTGGCTGATGACCAGATTACTATGGTTGTTGACCAAGCTAATGCGTTTGCTTTCAAAATCGACGACATTGAAGAGCGTCACTCGCACGTAAACTTCGAGGCACTTGCCACCTCTTCATGTGGACTTGCTTTCAATATCCGAAACGCGTTGGGTACGTGACGTGGTT